TCACTTTGGTGGGACGCTCAAAGGGCAGCGGATGCACGATCCGCCGGGCCAATCAACCTGTTCAGCCCGTAGATCGACGCCCGCATAGTGCCGACCTGTGGCGGCTGCGACGATGCCACGCACGCTACCACCTGAGAACGGATCAAGAACCAATTGGCCCGGCGCAGAGAACCAGCGATAGATCAGTTCACACAGAACCGGATCAAACACACTGGTTCCCTGCTGCTTCATCTGTTCGGGATGTGCTGCCGCAAATTCGGCCCAAGTTGCTTTACGGCCTAGTGCAGCTTCAAACGCATTTTTGGCTGTGTAGGTTGCTGGTGGCTGTGCTGATGCCGAGTACAGCAAATTGTCACACCGGCCCAATTCGGACTGGATGCCCGTGGCCAGCCAAGCGGCCTTTCGATCACGCCACCAGCCAGAACGGGCATCCAGTAGCGAAAAGGGAACTGACAAATAACGGTCGGCCAGCGTTGGGCGACTGCTGCTGGCAACAGTATGGGTGTCAGGTGGAGTGAATTTTGGAAAGCAGGTCGTCATCGTTCGAGCAGTTCAATGGTTTGACGCTCGGATGGCGTTCTGTAGAAGGGGCGCTCTGGGCACTCAATTGGTTAAATGTTCCACAACGGGAACATTTGATAGACAGGCGCTGGTAGATACCTTCGCCCAATTTTTTGCGGCAAGCGCCACACCGGATTTCATACATTTTTTGCAAGCCTTTTCTTTGTGGTGAAAATTTTTGGTAGGCTTGGCACGCTCTCGCGAGAGTGGCGGGCCTTGCCGGGCTTGCAGGGTTGCTCTGCATGTTTGGGGCTTGGTTTGGTGTTACAGCACCCAACCAAGTTGCCCGTCTTTTTTGTCTACACCTCTGCTGTTACATAGCTGAGCGTCGGTGCAGGGCCTTCGATTGCGCCATCGCGCACAAAGACACGCTGGCCCACCGTGACTGTGCCACGGGCTTGTAGCAATCCACCGCCGGGTAGTTGCACCGTGGCCACGCCATCCGAGATAGATAGCACATCACCTACCAGCAATGGGCGCTCAGGCAACAAGTCTAAAAACTGTCGGTGCAAGTTAAGCATGGGTCTCTATTCGCAGGGTTTGTCGTAACACTGGGCGGTTCCAGTCAATCGAAGTACCTCGAACAATGCCATGGTACGCCTTGTCATGTCCAATGTAGCGCACCACTTTTCCCGGCAAAATCACCCCGGTTTCTGGCAACACCTGCATCTTCAGCGTGATGATTTCCTGCTTCCCTGTATCTGACAGTTCCGCAATGCCACGCTGGCGATGCGCATCGGCATGGGTAATGAGAGGGTGCAGCACTTGCGGGGCTAGTACGTTGCCTGTGGTGCCTGCACGGGTGACGGGGCCAAAAACGCCTACACCTTGGCCCCCGACATAGACCCCGTTGTACGCTGGTTTGTCGAGGTACTCCGTGTCCTCGATTTCCCCGATGTCCGCCGGAAGTTCAAAATCCGGTGTGAGTAGCGTTGACCAATCCCAAGGCGGGTGCGGATACTCGGGCAGGATGCGCAGCACGGGGTCAGTGTTATGCGGCTGCACATAGCCGCACACGCTGCTAGCAACCTCGATCAGGGCATCCATGTAGCTACCCTGCATTGTCCAGCCAGCTGGTACTAGCCAATCCGCAATTTGCCAGTCCAAATCCCATCCCAACAGCACCCCGTTGACTGTCAGCACATCTTGGGCCAGCTGCTGCGCCATGCGGTTTTGCGTGTTGCCAAAGCTCATTTTTGCAGCCCAAGGTGCCGCCAGCGTTGCTGCCAGGCCACGACCACTGACGGCCCAGCGCGTGGGGTTAAAACGCCGATCACGCGATCGCTTTTCTAACCGCAGCCGAAACAGCGTGCCGTTCACACTGGCCACCAGCACCGGTGGATCGCCTTGGTCATCACGGCCCAAATGGTCGGCGGCATCATGGTGCAAGCTGGCCGACCACTGCCACGTCCAGCTCTGGTAATCCAGCGACATAGAAAACCCATGCGCGTGCAGTTCTGCGCCGGTGTCGAGCCGGTGCAGGGTGATGGAGTTAATCACGATATAGGCCCTCCTGCGGGCGACAACGACCCGCGCAGGAGCGGCGGTAGATGCACAGGTAAAAAGCAAGTGCAGGGGTAGCGTGGTATCAGCAGCATCGGTAAAGAGCAGCTCAAGAGGTAGCTGTGGGGCATAGCAGGGCAGAGGATTGGGAGGCACCACCACAGGAGGTCGGGCACCGGACTGGGGGCGGGTGGCCTGTTGGGCGTGGTCAGACAAGGCCATAGCCCACTGCCGCGCCGGGCCTGCATGGCGCTGCACAGGCCGGTGTAAGCTGCGCGCCTGCTGGGTGGTATCGGCCACGGCATGACGCAGGAGCTGGGCATCCTCAAATCTTTGGGCAGTACCAAGGTGCAGACTGCGGGCCTGCTGGACATATTGCAAGGTTGCGGCGCGCACAGGAGCAGCGTCCTGCCATTGCTGCGCCGTCGGGCGATCCGTGTGCTGTGCCTGCTGGGCGCGTACCTGTGTGGCGCGGCGTAGGCGCTGGCTGTCTTGCCATTGCCCATTGCTGGGGATGGCCCACGCCTGTGCTTGTTGCTGGTGCGAGAGCACGCTGGTCGATAGCTGCCCAGTTTGCTCCAATCGCACACTGTGCGGCACAGCAACGGCTTGCGCCAGTTGCGCCCTGCGCTCAGTGCGCCCAACCAAGGGCCGCTCGACATTGACGTTGTACGCCAGCGCCATGCAGCCACGTAGACCAGAGAGTTGTCCTGTACCGTGCAGCACAGCCCCCAAGCGCAGCACGGCATGGCCACGCAGACCGGAGATACTGCCACTGGTGTGCAATGTGCTGGCAAGGTGCAGATGGACATGGCCGCGCAGGCCCGATAGTGCTCCGCCGCCCTCCAGTGTGACTGGGGCAATGGCTGGGGCCTCATCATCGCCAAAGACCAGATCGACCGGCCCCGGTGTGGGCACTGGCGTAGCAGCAAAAAGCAGGTCTGTAGTGGCCACATTGCCGCTCTCAGGTCAGCGTGAGTGTGCCAAGCAGCACCATGCCACCCGCATACAGCATCGGGCTGTTGTCTCCTTGTGGTGTTGCACCACCAGCGACACGAAAATCCCCTTGGTGGGCCAGATCGCTGACAGTGCCATCGGTCACTAGCAGGCCATCGCCGCGCACCCAGCGGCCCCAACGGGGGATGCCGTTGGCCAGCACCATAGTGCCCCCTGCATCAGCTGGATGCAGCACCAAGCCCGATGTGGTCAAAGTAGCGCAGGGCTTGGCCAATACGACCTCGGCCATTGGGCTACCGCCAGCATCGGCCCCTGTAGCGGGCTGCTCAGTGGCATACATCAGGATGCGCGAGGGTTGGGTAGCACCGTCGGCAAATGCGATGGTCGCTGCTAGTTGTGCAGTGGCGTGTTCTGGGCCAATGGCAAACATTACATGTCCTCCGGCACGATCTGGTCGGCAATCACAGCGCGGTGCTGACTGGTGTGATCAAACGTGCAGACGAAATACAGCACTCCGGGGCCACCTTTGATGTTGTTAAAGGTGTAAACGCCAGTGGTGGCGTCGCTCCACGTTTCACGAATCAGACGGTTGTCGCGTTGGTTGTAAAGTTGCACGCGGCGGCGCAGTAGCAGATTGGGTGTGCCTTTGAGCTCTACGGTGCCGTAGATGCGGTAGGGGCCGAAATCCTGGACGTCATGAGCGATTGCCGAACCGTATATGACTGGGGCGGCAGGGCCAGAGATGCCGCCAGACAATTGAATGGGGCTACTCGATACGCTCGTGCGCAATGGTGACGGCCCGATTAGAGAACCGGCTCCAGTCTGGGGGAGTGGTGCTGACGGTGGTGTGAAATCAGCCGTATAAAGCGCCTCATTCTTGATGCGCAGGTCTTTTATGTATCCAGAGAACGCTGGGTTGGCGTTGTCGTAAACGCGCCCGATGTAACAGTGATTCGTGACCTTCACATCAGTATCTGCTACCTCAGCACCCTTTGTTCCCGCAATAAACAGCCTAGTAACGCCAGATGCTCGGCAAATAGCAACGTGAGTCCAAGCGCCCAAAGGAACAGCCGAGGATGTGCTTATCTCTCCAGCATAGTAATACCCAAGATTGCGTGCAGAATTTAGCTTAAATAAAACACCTCCGGCACCACTGGCTTGACTGCGAATATCACATATAGCTGCATAACCACCGCTAATTCCAGTAGGAATAAAAATCCGTGCTTCTATCGTGAAGTCGCCTGTACCAAAGGCAAAGTCCACTGAGGTGCCAACCTTTGCATAATCTGCACCTGTACCGGGAAAATATCCAGATGAGGTGCCATATGGCTTTTCCGCTGTGCTAATTTTTGCGCCGCCATGTACCGTAACCGCCTTTGCCGACAGGCTCTTATCAGTGAAAGTCGTGCTGTTGTTAGCCCCTTCAAAAGGCATAAGCAGAATTGTCTTACCAAAATTGGGGTCGCCGCCTTCTGGCAAATCTTGCAATGCGTTCGGCCCCGGCCATACCAGTCCGACGGGAGATTCCAATGTTGTCCAGTTCGCGGCGTCGCTGTAGTATTGAATTACAGCGCGCTCCAGAAATTCGGAGTTAATCGCACCTGAACCGAGCCGAATCGAGGACACGTCGGCAGTTTTTCCCGCACCGAAATCCCACACCAGCGCAAAGCCGGGGGCTGAGACATCCAGCCATCGGCAAACCGTGGCTGTGTTATCGTCTTGTAGTGATCCCAGCGTACCCGATGACGGCTCAATGGTGCTGGCAAGGGTAGCAGTAGCATCGACGCGAGTGCCACCAAGGTAGAGATGAAAGGCGGATAATTCCAAAGCCTCATCTGCTTCATGCGTTTGCAGGCCAATGGCCCGCCAATATCGTGCGGCAGGCATAGGTTATATTATTCCCACGGGCCAGTGATGTCGATGAACACCACGCCTGTGGACGATATGCCCGCTGGCGTACCGCACTTGATAGCCAGCAACTTTCGTCCTGCCAGCACGCCTTGGCCGTCTATTTTGTCGCGCCAGTTGAATGCGTTGTGGCAGTTTTGAGGAATGACGTAGAGGCCGCGCTCCATGCCACGACGGCAAACACCGTTTTCGATGATGAGCTTTTTCGACAGTATCTGGCTGTTATCTGGCCCATTGGGTGATGCAGGTGCCGTGGGCTGGTTTGCTGCACCAGAAACGCCTCCAGCAAAATACTCGATAGGCGCGTGGAGTCCGGCTACAGAGCCGCCCAATGTCGTGAACGAACGCGGTAAATACGTTCCAACTTGCGGTGTCTGGCTGTTGCAATACTCAAAATGCCCAACACCACCGCCGCCTAAAGTATTTGTCGCTAGATCAGTGCTGCCGCACTGTAGGCTGCACGCATACGCATCCCCCGGTTTCAATGATGCAAAGTCGCCAAATTTCCATAGAGAGCCTGACACACCCTGTCCAGTTGATACCGTATGAATGTGCAGCAAAAACCCCTTGCTGTCAGCCACCAGCGTCCACGCCCGCGCCGTAGCGTTCGCAGCGTTGGCTTTGGGCCACCAGCCACCACCACTGATCTGTGTGGCAGCTGGAAAAGGCCCAGTGCCGGTATTGATGTCCGTCATCGCTTCGTAACCAACGACACGCCCATTGGTGGTGCTGGTGTCGTCCACGCGCAAATACATGCGGGTGCTTTCTACGCTGCTGGCTCGATATGCGGCCAAATTGGTACCGCTAAACTCCTTGGCCCAGCCCGCTGGGGCCATTTTTGCAGTGATGGTGCCAGTGGCCGCACCATCAGCCACGCCAGCGACGGCAAAGGTCACAGTGTTGGTGCTGGTGGTCAAAATGCGCTTTTCGCCATTCAACCCTGCGGGTGTTGCCCCCGCAAACAGAGCGATAGTGTCTGGCTCAAAGCTATGACCACTGGCAAAGTTGGCCGTAGCGATGCCGCTGGCCACGGTCACGCCGCTGGCTGTTTGTAGGCCGAAACCGGTAGTCAGACAGGCATCCAGCACCGCAATCAAGCTGCCAGCGGTGCCATTCAAAATAGGAGCGCCGGTCATGGCACTATGAAAGTGTTTAACAGGGGTAGGCATAGATGTTTTACTCAAGAAATGGTGGCAGGCAGGCGATCCAGATTGACCCGTGTGAGCAGCTCAAAATGGTGGTCTAGCGTGATGGCCGTGCTGGGCTGCACGGTGCGGATGGCGGCATAGGCATAGATGGCCCCGACAAAATGCAGGAACTGCACATTGCCAGCCGCCCAACCTTGACCCCAGCCGATAGCGCGCAGCACAAAGTAGGGGGCACCGCTGATGGGGTTGATGGGCGCAAAGTCGGTGTTGACATTGCCAACACCGATATTGCCGACGTGCTCACCAATGCACTCAAACTCCAAGTTATTCTTGAAGCGCAGGGCAAATTTCTCGGTCAGTGCCCCGGCATTTGTCACTTCGACTGGGGCCAAGGCGTCGTTGTAGGTGGCGCTGGCGGGGTTGCCCACTAAGTTGTCGGCCCAAGTGATGCCATCCCAAGTGTGTTGATCCCACTGCGCCGACAAATGCGCTTGCAAGTCATCGGCCATGATGGCGCTGCTGACGATAGCGCCGACGGGGTAATCGTGGCTGAGGTCTTTCGCTAGGGTCAGCGTGCCGTCAATCTGCACGTCCTGCAAACGGGCCATTTCCTCAATCACATGGCGTACTTTGACGGGTTGCACCCAGCCGGTGGTGTCATTGATCGTGACCATGCCCGCGTCCAAATCGGCGCTGTAGCCACTGGTGATTAACGCGCCATTGCCACCGACAAGATGCACCCGTGCCAGCCGGGGGCGGGCACAGTTAATGGTCTGGCCCGCGCTCAGGGCAGCGGCTGGGATGTCCGTGCTGTGGCTGATGACCACAAATTTACCGCGCCGGTAAATGGGCACCCGGCCATCAGGTGGTAAGCGCACCGGATCGAGGCCGAGCAGTTCGGCATCAAGTGGCAGGTAAACATAGGTGACGGAGTTAATCCGCAGTGAGGTCGGATCGACGGGCCAAGGCCGCCAGATTTTGAGCGGCTGTACTGCGCCCACGTCCGCTGGGCGATACCACCATTCCTGCTTTTGCGCCTCAGTCAAGCTGCTATCGAGCACAAAGTCGCCAAATTGGAGTTCACCCACGCCGGTTTCGTAGTCAAATACGCCCCACATATGCTCACCTTGGAACTGGCCGTCCAAAGTGCCGGTAGCGGTCATGGCGTTGCCTTCGGCATCTACCATCATGACTGTGATGGCCGTGGGCTTGACCGGGGCAGCAGGGGTGCGGAAAAACACGCTAGCGGTCTTCCACGCTGTGCGCCGAGTCCATAGGCTTTGCAGCACAAAAGCCCCCGGTGCAACCACATAGTCCTCTATAAGCGCAATACTGGACAAGTAATTGACACTGCCGCAATCAAAGCCGGTGGTAGTACTGGTGCGGCCACGGTACAAGCGGCCCTCAAAATCTTGGTAGGTCTCGCCCATCCACTGGAATTGCAAGCTTCCGGGAACGATGGCATCGCTGGTGTAGGGGCACAGGTCAATTACTACAGCGGGTGGCGTGTAGCTTTCTGTGACGCTGCTGGGGGCCAGCGGCCCCACTTGGTAGCGCACCAGCACACTGCCCAGCATTTGCTCGCCCACGGCGGTGGTGCTGTAGTCGCCGCCCTTATTGGTAGTGTTGCCCGGTGGGGTTGGGTTGGTCGAGTTGGTAAGTATTTCCTTAAACTGTCTGGCGTCTTCGTAGTCCGATTTGTAGTTTTCGGTGCTGCGGTCGTGGCTGACTACTTTGACGTTGAGCGTTTTGCTCGCATACAGCACTGCCCCCATGCCGTTGATGAAGCCTCCAGCACCATCGTCGGTCAACACATTGATCGTGATGGTGCGCCTGCTGCTGTTGGTGTCGCGCACTGTGGTGCGTTGCAGCGTAGATTGGGTTTCAGTGACTGATTTGACACGGGTGCTGTACCCATACTGCGAACCATAGCCGGGGGGCGCTGATGTCACAGGGCCACCATAAAATGTTCCACCCTCCCATACCCCAACTGCATCCCCGGTAACCCAGTGGGTGTTGATGACACCCAGCACCTGTTCTGTCGCGTGAATTTCGTCGGTTTTGCTAGACGCTTCGGTCAGTGTGGCACCGCTGGTGTGACTGACTTCTTGGGCGATGGCCCACTGCACCTGCACTGAGCCAGCTAAGGGCTGTTGCGCAGTAGTGATAGTGGTAAAACCTGCTGCATCGACGGCCAGCCCCGTAAAAATCTCCTCGTGCATCGGTGCACGTTGGTAGGTAATTTGGAATTGCCCGCCAGCGTCGATCATGTGCGGGGTGCGCAGGCGCACACCGTTGCTGGGGTAGTCAATATCGCCCGTGCCGTCTCCCGTCCATTGCCCGCTGCCGTTGTCGGTCACGGTGCGTAGTACACCGCCCGATGGCCAAGTCATGCTGATGGTGCCGGGGACGGCCCCGTCTTGCTGTAGCGTGAAAGCGTACTCTGGCTGTCGCACCTGCGCACCTTGACCAGAACGGTTGGTATAGGCACTGCGCTCGGCATATTGAATGATGATGGAGCTACCTACATCGGGCATGGCATCAAAGTCCACGCCTAAACTGCCAGTGGCGTAGATGGCCTGCCCAGACCCACGGCCTGTCAATTTGCCTGCACCGTCATCGGTCAGGGTGTACCAGTTACCCATGCTGCGGTAGCTGATGATGATGGTGCCCGCCTCTGGCAGAGGGCGCAGTTGCGCTACAAATGAGAAACCCACGTTTTGCTGGGTCACACGGATGCGCCGGGTATGTGCGGCCACGGCCACTTCTACCGCACGTGGGCTGGTCGCCAAGGTCAAGGTGCGCGCAGCCGCTGGGCGCTGGTCTACCGTGGCCGTTTCAGTACGGCTATTGGGCACAATTTGGCTGTAGATGCTGCCCACCTGCACGGTGCGCTGCTGCATCTGGGCCACGGCGGTGATGGGGCTGGCCCCGTAGTACTCAGCCGCATCAGCCACGGTGGTGACACGCACGCGGGTTTTGTTGGCAGCACGATCAAATCCACGGCTCGGTGGACTGCCCGGAAATGCGTAGCGCAGTGGGTCGGTTAGCTCACAGCGCGACACGAGCGCTTTGTAGTCTGCGTAGCTACCGCCAGTGCTATAGGTGAACGTGCGCTCTTCTTGCTCGACGCGGGCCACGCGCACATACTGGCTGATCTGGGTGGGTAGCCCTTCGTTATGCACCAGATAAACCGTATCACCCGGCGTGGGAGCAGGGGTGCCGGGGCGGTGAAAGAGATTGATCGAACGTTGCCGCTCGACGTGGTCTTCGAGCAAAAAACCGCCCCACTCCACCGACTGAATCAGGTATTCAGCAATGGCATTGGCAATATCGGTGCGCCGGTGGAATAGCCCGCATTTTGCCAGCGTGATGCTGATGTTGGGGTCGCTGGGGGGCTGCGACAAAATGATGTTGACCCCCAGCGCTGGTTCGGTGTTCGGGCTTTGGATGGCAGCATGGAGCTGCCGAATCGAGACATCGCCGCCAGCGCGGTCGGGTTCGGTCACATCCCGAAAGATGCCATTGCTGCCGCCGTAAGCGATAGCCCGGCCCGTGGGGCCACCGCCACCGTTGGGGGTGTCGGCCATCACCTTGCTTTCTAGCAACACAATGTCGGATTCGTGGAGCGGGGGCATGGGTCAAATTTCCAAAAAGCGAAAAGTGGGCAGGTAAACAAGATCGGAGGTGATTTCGCCATCGAGCAACTTCCAGATCGGTCGGGCACTAAAGCCGCCCTTGGCGTGGTCAAAAATCACATTGCGGGTGATACCGCGCAAGGTCAAAACAAATTCAGCGCCGGGTAGCGCTGCCCATGTTTGCAATGTGATGCAGTCGGTGCGCTCTATCCACGCCTTGGTATCGGTGCCCACCAAGGTGATGGGCCGCCCCGACTGCTTGACAGCCACGTCGATCAGCAATGCGCCAGTGGTGCTGTAAGCACTGGCTTGATGGACGGGACTCCACTCAAACTCATCCGTCCAATCGAGGCGGTCGCTGATGTCTAGCGTGGTGCCGTCGTAGGCAAGGGTGATGCTCATTGGGCTACTCCAGCGGCGCTGGACAGGGCGCGCAGCATGGTTTCCATTTGCGCTTGCTCGGTGGGGTTGTCAAACTTGGCAGTGGTGCGGCCCACGCCGGGGATGCTGATATTGCTCACGTAGGTGGGCGCAGGGGTAATAGATGCGCTGCCACCATTCCCATCCCACCCGCGCGGCGCTGGGGCTGGGGCTGGGGCTGGGGCTGGGGCTGGGGCTGGGGCTGGGGCTGGGGTGGATGTCGGTGCAGGTGCGGGGGGCTTGGGTGCAGGGGTGGGGGTAGGCACCGGATCAGGCGGTGGCGTGGGAGAAGGTGCAGGCAGGGGCTTTTCCTTGGGAGCGAGTTTTTCTCTCATGAACGCCTCATTGATGGCCTTGTTCACAGCAGAAAACCAGTCCATGCCAGAGCCTTGGTAACCCGATGGTGAGTTGTTTTGCCAGAACTCTTCCACTAGCTTCTTTGCCGCCTCTTCGCTCAAGCCTTGGGCCATAGCGGTGTCGTAGATGTAACGTTGGTATGGGACGGATTGCTCCATTTTTTTGCCGTCTTTGTCCACCGTAAAGCCGTCTTTGTCTACGCCACGTTTTTTGCGCTCAACTTCCGCAGCCCGCTCGTCCAGCTCGATGGCCTTTTCTTGCGCTGCGATTCCGCGCTCTCTTTCGGAGTTCAGTGCTTCTAGTGCTGCTGTGGATTGATTGATCGCGCCGGTGTTGTTGTTGTAGCCGTTAGTGCTGCCTTGCAGGGATTTGATTTCCTGTTCGATCAAGCGAACTGATTCGCCACGGGCCTTAGCACCATTGATCTTCGCTTGAGCGGACTTGATTTCGGCCTCTAACTCGTCCTTCTTTTCTGCGGTCAGGCTGCCCGATGCCCTAAGTTCTGACATCTTGGCTTCGGCCACCGAGATAGAGCTTTCCGCTTCATCTATCTGCGCTTTCACCGTGGCTTGGATGATGGCAATCTCAATCTTTTTCTGCTCGATCTTGAGCTTGATGACTTCAGACTCTTTGCCTTGGGCTTGGGCGACGGCAATGGCGCTATCAATCTCAGACTTGCGCAGATTTAGGCCAGACAGCACGAGGTCGTTGTCCGCCTTCATCGCCGCCGCTTTGACCTTGGCCGCCTCCCCCGCTTTGGCAAAAGAGGCAGCTAGGCCGTCGGTGGCTGTCACCAGTTTGATGGTGTTCTTGCCGGTGTCATCTACTTCGACTTTGTAGCCACGCAGCGCGGCTTCGGCTTTGATAGCGGCAGTGGCTACACCGTTGTTGGCAGCGATGGCTTTTTCAGCGTAGGCGGCAAAAGCCTCGCTAATCTCTTTGGCGCTAGCTGTCCCACTGTTTTTAACGGTCTCATAGGCTTTTTTAGCCTTCTCTGCCGTCATGCTGAGAGTTTTTTCCGATGTCAGGCCCAGCTCTTTCATGGCCTCTTCCACGCTGTTGATACCAGGCTTGGCCTTATCCAACTCGTCTTTTAGCGCCTTGGCTTTTTCTTTAGCTTGGTCAAGCAAGCCATCTGCTGCTTTAGTGCCCAACTCTTTGCGCAATGCCTCAATGCGTCCACGGATGGCATCTAGTTCAGCCTGATTTTTGGCACCGTCGATCATCCGGTTCAGGGCCTGCCCCACCACAGTGGCTGTATCGACACTTGCCGCTTTGAGTTCGGGCAAGCTGCGCACTAGCACGTTCAAATCACCCTGCGACTTGGTAAACGCTTCGCTGACTTTGTTAAAAGCCAAGGGCACATCCACGCCCAAGTTCTTTGCAGCCTGTTCTGCAATGAGGGTAAGGCCGGTGCGGGTGCCTTGTTCAAAGCTGGCCACCTTGGCGCGCAAAGCGTCAATTTCTGCTTGGGGCTTATCAGTCTTGATAGCTTCTTCCAGCGCCTTTTTGGCTGCGTCCATTGCCAAAATGAACTCGGCGCGAAACTTCACCAGCTCTGGGCCATTGAGCTTACTGATGGCCTCTGGCATATTCTTGCGCAGCAGAGCATCCAGGTCTTCGCCGCGCATCTTGGCGTTTTGCAGTTCGCGTGCAATGTCGGCCAAGCCATTGTCGGCAGGGGGCTTTGTGTTGATGGCTGTAGCCAGCCCAGACAATGCAATGCGGGCCTCATCTGTTGCTTTGCCGATATTGGCGATTCCAGTGGCCCCTGTGGTGCCTGCGCCTGCTGCCGCCGCACCTGCTGCCGTGGCCGCAGTGCCCATTGCGCCTACTTTTCCTGTAGCGCTGTCTGCTGCGGCACCAATCTTGGCCGGGGCCTTCTCGGCATCGGCATACATATCTCGGTAAGCGTTGCCGATTTCGATGTTGCGCTTGACGTACCGATCCAGCGCTGCGCTGATGGTGTCCTTGGTGAAGACGGCGGCCCCAGCCTCTTTCACCAGTTGCAGGTCATTCACGATTTGCGTGAAAAACTCTGATGTCCCAACGCCCAGTTTGCGCGCCAGCTCCGAGTTCTCGCGCAGCATCTCCCCTAGCTGATAGCCCAACTCAAAGCCTACCACCGCAATGGTGATCTGTACCGGGCGGCTCAGTTTGTCCAGATTGGTGCGCAGCAAAACCGCAGCGCCACCCGTAGCGGCCATTTCTGCGGCTGCGGTGCGCATGGCGGCGGCAGCTTGGACGGCAAATGTGCCCACCAAGGCGGCACCTGTGGCAGTTGCAATGCGGGCTAGATCGTCCAAGTGGTTGGAGATCGAGGTAATGCCCGCAGCCACGCTAGAGCTGGCACCCGTGGTTTGATCTAGCGTGCCGACAAACTTGAGCCACTCCGTTTGTAGGTTCTGCACCGAGCGCCCAATGGTGATGGGCAACGACCCAAACTCTTTATTGAGCGTCTCGGTCTGGGTTTGCAGGGCACGGATGATTTTGGAACTGGTCAGTTGCCCTTCTTCAGCCAAGCCGCGCAGGGCGCTCATGGGCACCTTCAGGCCGTCGGCCATCGCTTGGGCCAAACGCGGCGATTGCTCCATGATGGAGTTGAACTCATCACCACGGATCACGCCTGATTGCAGGCCCTGAATGAACTGCGTTACTGCCGCTTCAGAGGCTTGCGCCGATGCCCCGGACAGCTGGATGGACTGGTTGATGGATTCAGTCAGGGCCAGCGCCTGCTGCTGGCTGACCCCCATCGCCTTGCCTGCGGTGGCAATCTTGCCGTACAGGGAGGCAGTGGCGTCTAGGCTGGTGTAGGTGCGCTTGGCCACCGCCTCCACGTCGGCCATTGCCTTGTTGATGTCAGTCTGTGGCCCTAATGCCAGTTGTAGGCGTGCCTTCAGGTTGACCCACTGGTCGGCCAATTTGCCAACCTCTTGGGCAGTCTGGGCAAACCCCTGCACACCGACAAAGGCCAACAGCTGATTTTTGGCGTTGACTATCTGTGCAGAGGCAGCATCCATCCCTTGGCCTAGGCTCTTGGATGCGTCAGCGATGACTCTTGTCTGTTGAGCTGCCTGCCCAGCGGCGGCGGCTTGGGTGCGCAACGACTTGGCCAGATTTTCAGACGCTTGCAGCTCCTGCATTTGCGCTTGCGTCAGCGGGCCAACAGCGGCCAGTTCTTGACGTCGGGCGGTGGTGGTGGCATCAATGGCAGCGGCTTCAGCGCGCTTGCCACGGGCTACCAGTTGGAGCTGCTCGGACTCGATAGCTGCCAGCCGGTTGCTAGCCTGCATGGCGGCAGCCTCATCGCCCCGCGCTTTGGCGCTTTGCAATAGGGTCTGCTGATGGTCTTTCTCTAGTGCAAGTATTTGGCGTTGCAGCTCGATTTCAGACTGCTCTAAGGCCAATCCTTGCTTGATGGCACTGGTCTTTTGCTGGGTGGCCGTAGCCTGCGCTTGGGTGCTGGCTGCCAGTTGCTGATGCTGTGCAGCGGCAGCGCGGGCGGCATCCGCGTTTGCTGCCAGTGCTGCCTGCACTTCTTGGGCACTTCTAGCCATCGCCGCTTGTTGCGTGGCTAGTTTTTGAGTTTGCAGGCCAGCCTCGGACATGGCTGATCTGGTTTGGTCTAGCTCGCGGGTAATGTCCTGATAGGCTTGCTTGGCATCACCCACTGCTTTACGGGCGCGCTCAAACTCGGAGATTTGCTTTTTGGTAGGCGCTTCGGTCTGCGCCAGTGCCTTACTCAGTTCTTGGGCATTGCGCTGTGCATCGTCCAATGCTGTAGCTGCTGCGCCACTGGCCCGTTTGAGTTGGCCGAACTGGTCAATCAGCGCTTGCTGCTGGCGCAAACGGGCCAACTCAGACCCCAGGGCTTGGGCGGCCTTTTCAAACGGGGCCACATCTTGGCCCGCATTGCGCATGGTTTGCAGCAACCGGTCGAGTTCTTTGTCCCCGGTAGTGCCGACGGCAACTTCAATCTGGACGCGGTTGTTGCTGGCCATGTTTTCGCTGTGCAGTTGCCGATTTACAGGTGAATCGTCCGCATATAGCGGCTAATGCCCACACCAACTTTGGTCGGGTCTTGCAGCAGGCTGCCTTCAATTTCCAAGGCGGCAAAGCCTTTGGCCTGCAACAGCGCCAGTTGCTTGGTCACACTTTGGCTGACGCGGTACAAATCGACAATCACCGGGCGGCCTGAGTCGGCCTCATTCAAGCCGCCAAAGCGCAAGGTCAGTTCTGGGGCCTTGGCAGTCAAGGCTTCGATCACTACTTGGTCAGCGTGGTCGTAACCGACAGTGATGACATCGCCATCAGTTAAGACTGCGGCATCAGCGCGGATGCGGATGCCTTCGGGAAGCAGATCAAAGTTGCCTAGGGCCGCGACCGGCGCACCGTTTTTTTTCACCACCAAGTTGGTCACGCCCACATGGGGCAAGGGAATCAACGCGCCACGTTGCACGGTGTAGGACTTATCCGCCACCGTGCCCGCATCTTGGGGCAAGGCCGTACCCAGCACCGCGCGGGCCAAGTTGGCGATGTTCAAATCGGCCAGTTTGGCTTTAAAGTTGATTTCGGTCACGCGACGGCGCTCGCCGTGCTTGCCGCCACCCAGTGCCGTCATGTCTTCTTGAGATTCGACGGCCTCTTTGTATTCCACACCGGCTTCCAAAACGTTGCCAACCGGGGTCAGGTTGGCTACCCCATAAGGCGCTGCATAAATTTGCCCCACCAGTGCAGTGGGGGCATAAATGCGTTTGACGATGTCCATAGCGGCCATTGCGCTCTCCTATCTATTCAATGAATTTGTGAAAAACGGTCTCAGCCAGAACGGCTGATGGCAGGTACTGAAACCCGCTTTGGTAATGCGCCGCTGGTGGTGAAACCAACTTCAGCGTCTTGGTTGCCCCCAACACGCTCGCCCCAGCCAGCGCCCTCATGACCCGTGCTGCCAGCACCCCGGCATCCCGGCGGGCTGCTTTGCCCGTGCGTACAGCAGCAACATTGCGCACCGCTGCCACCGCGTACCATGTGTGCTCCAGCATCCAACTGGTGCCCCTGTCTTCGGTGATCTGATAGCCGCCATAAATCACATGGACGGCAGGTGTTTTCTGTTGGCTTTCCAGCACATCAGCCAAGTCGGCTGCTGTGAGTACATGAACTGCCGGAGTCATGCCCGCTACAGCAGCACGCACCAGTTCCACCAAACGAGGCTCCAACGCCATAAAGTCGTTGGCCTCCTCCTTGCTCAGGCCGTTGGTGCTCATGCAAAGCCTCGCAGGCTGTCATCAGTGCATTGGCGTGGACTGAATTGGTAGAACACCTCTGCATCGCCGGGGGCATTACCAGCCACCAGTAGCCCCGGCACACCACCCCAAGGGCAGGCCAGTACGGCTTTACCATCGGCAATCGCCTGCAATTCGCGTTCGGCAGCCTTGTAGCGCAGGTACACCTCGTGTTCGGGTGCCAGCGCTGTGTACAGGTAGTAACGGGCCACGTCGCACACGATGCGAGTGAGCTGCGGCGGCGGCACATAGGTGACAGCACCCGCATCCCCCGGCAGCGGCGTGGGCTTGGAGCAGCCCGGCAGCGGCAGCCGGTAAGCACGCCCAACAAACGCGTCAGCAAAAGCCTGTGCATCGTCGATGGCACGCTGGGCCTTAGCAACTTGCACGGACACAATCTCCGGATCAGTGAGCTGGATCATCTCCGGTTCACCGAAGCGGTCGCTCATGTCCTGAACGGTGGCGTACATCATGGCTGGCGCTTAGGCGTGGCTATGGCGCAGCAACTGCACCTCAATCAACTGGCCCACTTGCGTAGCCGCACCCAAAGCGCGGCCCGCATGGTCGGCACTGGTGCCCACGGTGGCCTTGCCAATGGTATCGGGCTTCACCAGTGCGCCAAAGGCGATAGGCTCGGCCACTTCCACTAAGGCGCTGTAGCCGGTAATCGCACTGACGGCCTCTCCCACGGCGGCGGCGTGTTCGGTCACGCCCTGTGCGTCCTTGGCCCCGCCAGCCGGAGTGGGGTAGCCCCCGTCATAAGCCACCCAGCGGTGAGCGGCCAACGCAGCGGTGGCCACCACCGTGACAGCGTGGCGCTTGTCGTACTGACGCCCAGTGTTGTTCTGTGATGCCATCACAACTCCCGTTATTCAGCCGCAGCCACAGTGGCCGCCTTGCCGCTGGTTTTGGCTTTGGTGGCAGGTTTTTCGGTGGCTACCTCGATGGAGGTTTGGGCGTCCTGCACCGCTTGGCGCTCGGCCTCAAACTGCGCTTGGGCCTGTGCCGCCTCACGTTGCTGGGCTTGTTCTAGTGCGGCGGCATCTTCGGTATTGGTGGCAGGTTTTTCCGTGGCTACCTCGGTAGAGGCTTGGGCTTCCTGCACGGCTTGGCGCTCGGCCTCAAACTGCGCTTGGGCCTGTGCAGCCTCACGCTGCTGGGCTTGTTTCAGTGCGGCGCTGTCTTCGGTATTGGTGGCGGCCCCGGCTTGCAGCAGGGCGCGTTCGTCGTGGTTTGTCAGGCGCGGCAGGGGTTGGCCGGGCTGGATAATCACACGATCGCCATTGACGACGACGGCAGTGGGCACTTGGGCAATGATGATGGACATGGTGTTCACTTCGTGTTGGTAAAGAGGAAAGCCGCGCCGTTGTAGGCAATGTTGGGGCGGCGCTCATAGGTCGCGCCATAAATCCAGCTCTTGCTGCCGTTCTCGTAGTACGGTGTTTCAGCAAACGGGTGGCCTTCGATCACATTGGTAAAACCAAAGCCGGGTTCAGCCAAGCTGATGTCGGCACCATTGCCACCAATGCGTGGCACATAGGCCAGCACCGCGTTGTTGCCCCAGACGTCGCGACCCGTGTCGCTGTCGTCAATCCAGACCGCATCACCCACGACAATCTCGGCCACGTTCAAAATGGTTTTGAGTTGCTCTAAGGTGGCTGGGCCGGTTTGGGTGTTGGACAGGTACGACTTCACCTCTTTGTTAAGCGTGATGGCCTGCAAGGCATCCGCACTGAGGGCCAAATGGTTTGGGCGCTTACCAATCTTCTTGCGGATAGTGTCGGCCGCAGCGCGGATGTCCGTCACCGGCGTGCCTGTGTCGGCGCTCCACTTGGTGCCACCCGACAAGGCGAGTACATGGCCGCTGGCATAGCTGTCCGGATTGGTTGCCAGTTGGGCCACCTCGGCTTCATAGTCCAGCGCTAGGATTTCGTTGGCCGTGACCATTGCAATGCGCGAGATGTCCAGATAGTTGCCCACTTGCAGCTTGCGCGATTCGTCGGCTTCACGCAGCAGCTCACGCGGAATGGGCACATCCACCGCATACTGATCCACCGTATAGGTACGGCCTTCATACTTGATGTTGACGCGTTTGGTGGCCGCGCCCGGAGCGCGGCGCAAGTTGTAGCGGCGCAGGCGCTCGTCACCCATCTGCGCCAACTGCACACTGCTCAACACTTGGGGCAGACGCGGGAAGAGTCGCTCGGCAATAAAGGTGCCTTGCCCCAAGCCCAGCAATAAGCTGGTCAGGATCGGGTTCTGCTTGAGGCGAATTTGTTCGGGGGTCATCATGTCGATGCTTCCTTGTGGTGGTCAGGCGCTGGTGGTGAAACTGGACGTCACGGCAGTGAGCGCCTCGGCGTAACAAACTTTGTTTTGGCGGGCGTAGTGCTGGGCTGCCTGGTCAATCTCGGCATCCGACTTGCCACGGGCCGTGCCCAGCTGCGTTTGTTGGCCACCAGTGCGCGCAAATTCGCCAAAGCTGACCACTGGCGCAGCACGGGAAATCAGGTCTTGCAGCCACTGCGCGGGGCTAACCTTGCGTGTGGCGTCGCCTTCGGCAAACTCCACGGGTTGGGCATCGGCCAGCACATTCAAGGTGGCAGCGGCCATGTCTTGGTCTTTGGGCAGCAGGCGGCCTGCTTGCACCTGTGCCTGCGCAAACGAGACAAACCCGGCATGGCGATCAGCACGGGCTTTTTCTGCAAACGACGCGGCTTGGGCTTGGGCCTGCTCGGCGGCTTGCTGGTGGGTACGGGCCTGTGCTTCGGCGTTTTCACGGGCTGCCTTTTCAGCGGCAGCTTGGGCCTGTGCTTCCGCAAGCTGTTCTTGAATTGTCTTCATAGAGGTGTCGTGTCCTTGTGTCAGCGGTTCGGAGAAGTGAATGGCGTCGCCGGTAGCGTCACCTTGAGAAAACTGGATGTCTTTCAGCCCCGGCACTGCTGGCGGCTGCGCGCCAAGGAAGGCCACATGGCGCAAATACCATTGGCCGGGCGTAGGGTTGTGCGGAGAGGCAGGCGGATAAAACGATGCGCTGCGCTTTTTGAAGCGCCCGGCAGCCACCATCTCGGCAAACTGCGGCTCGACTTGGCTGGCATTCATGGCTAGCGTGCCAGTAGGCGTGGCGCTCAAGGACTGCACCCAGCCATAGGCGGGCAGGTTGTCTTTGGGGTGACCTACGGTCAGCGGAGCCTCACGAAGCGTGGGCCGGTAGCTGCTGGCCATTGCTGCCAGATCAGCTTGGGAGAAATGGTGCGCTACACCCGCATCATCAATGTGCGTACCAGCGCGAAAAATCTCGATGCCATCGGGCAGCAGTGCCGATGGCGGGGTCTGTGGGGGTGTAACAGTGGGTGCAGGGCTGGGCATACCTGCACTGTGGCTTGTGCCCCGTGTTTGTCACCAATGGCAGGCGACAAATTTAGATGACAGACCAAAAACCAAAACCCCGCACACGCAAAGCGCGGCGGGGTGTAGTCATACAGGCAGGAAACTCAATCCAGAAGCAAACAGCCTTGACGTGCTGCCATCTGCTGGCGACGCTGCTTGGTCTCAATTTTGCGAATGCGTGATGCCGTCAGTCCAGTAGCCTTTGCCACCTCATGGTAGCTTTGGCCTTGCCCTAACAATGCCATGACGTGCTGCGTTCTGGCATTGACACTCAGCCGTTCACCACTTGGGATGTATGGTTGAGTACCACTCATGTCTTGCGCAATGCCACGAGCCAATTCCACGGCCAAACTAGCCAACTTGGGCATAGGCACCTCGTTAGCCCCCGGTGCCGACAGCAAGGTCAAGTAATGACTGGTGGCAAAGTCGCGCCACACCTGCGGCCACTCCGGCATCATCAGCGCCTCTAGTGGCTGCAAACGTTCCGCGCCTACAGCACTCAAGTCAATGCGATCAAACAACCTTTCCATCATGTCCACGCTCCTGCCATTGTTTTAGCGCCTCAATCAGCGTATCCAACTGAGCACCAGTAGCGAAGCGTAACGCACTGATATGCACGGTGCGCTCTACCCAAGCATTGAGCGCCTGCGCGCTGGTGTTGCTCAACAGGCCATCGCGTCCCAACTGGTGCCACAGTGCCCATACCTTGCGCTCCTTTGGGCTGGCATCCTCCTTGGATTGGGCAAAGGCCGCAGCCGACATGGGCCGCCGCGCAGTAGCCGGGGCCAATCCCATACGCTCGGTCAGATGCTGCAAATGGTCTCGCACCTGATAGCGTTGGGCCTCGCTCATGGCTTTGCTGCTGATTTTTCCCGTGAGTTGGTACAGCAGCGCCCGGTAATCGTCATCTGATAGCTGCAACTTGGACTTGAGTACATGGATAGCGGCAATATGCTTGGACATAAGCAAAACCCAAAAAAGGCCCGCAGGGCCGTTAGAAAGTGTTGGACTGGCGCATGGCCATCTTTAGCCTTTTGGAGGCTAAAAATGGCCTAGGAATCGCTATGAATCAGGGTCTCACACAGCGGCTACATCCAAACTGATGGGAAGGTATTCACCCGTGGCCTCGTGGCGCTGGTAAAACCGGATGTACGGCTTGGTGCTGGCCGTTTGCATACTGTCAGCGATGGCCTGCATGGCCTGCTGCCAAGCCTCATCTTTGATGTCCAAACGGCGCAGGCTCAAAACCCGGCCCGTGTTGATCTTGCCCTCCTTGTCGGTCTGAAAGGCGTGGTTGACCAACACACGGATGTTGTCACTGGCCCCTTGGCTCCAAGTTTGCACGCATTCGTCAATCAGGGCCTTGGCTGCCATCAGCTGCTCGCCAAAGACAATCCGGTCTTGCATTTGGCGCACCAACTTGAACTTGCCATCAAAACTCACCAGCGTGACATTGCCCTTGTTGCCGCCACTTTTCACGCCGTACTGTTCTAAGCTGGTGGCGACCAGTGCCGCTACCTCTTGCATGGCATCCAGTTTGAACTTAGCCAAGCTCGCAGAGCTGTCTTGGGCCATACGGCACAAATCCGTCACCACTTGATGGCGCAGTTTGTCGATGTCCTTGATCTTGCTCTCGGGCACCAAGTTGCCATTGGCATCTTGCCAGTAGCCGGGGGGGATGGTTGTGGTTTCAGTCATGTCAGATTTCTCCTATAGGTAGTGGGTAAAAGTTGAAGGTCGGCGTGTCAGCCCCGCACATAGCTGCCCCGATACGCTAGGCGCTCATCGCCCCGGCGGCTGGGTGCGCCCAAGTGCTCCTGTGCCCCTGCCCGTGCAGGCTGCCAAGAGTCCGGGGCGTAGTGCCCCGCCATCACCTGCACCTGCCGGGGCGGCACGATGGCGGCAGGTAGTGCCTCCTGTTGCGTTGCGCTGTACCAGCATCGGGTAAGGCCATCACCGCGCACCGTTAATCGCCCCTCACGGGCCAGCCCATTGAGGCTTTCAACCAGCCCATTCAAAGCGCCATCACTGAAGTAATGGGAAAAACCAAACACCACTTCTGCCAATTCCGGTAGGCGGCAGCCATACGGTGCCCGGCTGGCAATATGCTCAAGAAGGCGTTGCACGCGCATGGCATGGGGGTTGCGTTGTGGCATGGGGGTGGTGCTGGAAGTCATGGGGCATCTTTCGGACAAGGGTTTGAACAAGCGCGGGAGGTATCAATGCAGTCAGGCGGTCACGCCACTGGCTAGGCCAACATCGCCAGCGCAAGGCCACGTTTCGGAGGTGTTGCCATTGCAGGAGGGGTAAAACAGCAGTGTGGGCAGGCAGTGCTGCTGGAAGTGCTGGGGGAAGTACCACCGGCTGGCTGATAGGTGGCACTGCGGTAGCCACCGCCGGGGCTGCTACAGCTTGGGTTTGGATGGCCGCTGTGGCGGGCAGGGCCAGCGTCCACAGCAAAGCCGCCATCAACTCCAGCAGCAGGCTTTGCACCAAAGCCGAGACCAACGCCACCGTACCCACTTCCAGCCCGGTGATAGATGCCAGGCGGGCATCGACGGGGTCGGTGGCTTGTGTTGCCCGCTGGCGGTCTTGCCCAGCAGCAGCATCGGCCAGTTGGGTGCGCAGTGCAGCAGCACGCTGGGCGCTAGAGCGCTCGTCTTGCAGCGCTTGCACCCGTGCGTCGGCAGCCAACACACTGGCTTGGGCGCTGTGGCAACGTTCCCCCGACTGAGCCGTGCACCGTGCCAACCCGGCTTGTGCCTGCGCCAATTTGGCACTGGCTTGGGCCAGATCAGCTGCCACGGCAGGCACAGCACGGGTGGCCGCATGAGCCTGCAACTCAAACTGCAACGCCTGTGTGTGTCCGCTGGGTGCTACCACTGCCGCCCGTTGCACACCGGCCCGCTCTTGCACCCCGGCAAAGTAATGGGCATGGTGATACAGCGTTGCTGCCACACAGCCCATAAACAGGGCTTGCGCCAAACGGTTGCGCCGTGCCAGCGCTGGCAGCATATGGGCACCCAGTACCAGTGCCACCGCCACGGCGGTCACCACAGTTCGGTCGTCGCTGGTAGCTGCCCGCTCGACAGCCGCAGCAGCGGCCATCACGGCACACACCCCCGACACCGCCAACGCCAGTGCCGCACATAGGCCACGGCGCACGATTGCTAGGGTTTGGCTCATGGCGTGACACCTTTTGGGCGGAGCATTTCTGCCCACCGCTGGCGCACCTCCTCTGGCATGGCCCCTGCTTTTCGGCTATCGGCCTCTATTTTCAGCAGCGCCGGATCGCGTTGCAGCGCATCAGCAATAGCCACCCCTTGGCCCCGCACGGTGACGGCGGCAGGCCGTGGCGCAGTACGCTGTTGCAACTGCTGCTCTTGCTCTTGTGCTGCCTCATGTTTGTCGGCCTGCCCCGCCAGAATCGCGTACAGATAGCCATGCCCCTTCATAGGCAGTTCCAGACGCCCGGCATCACGGGCCGCCAGCATCTGCTCAATGGCCTGCCCCCATGCAGACCGAGGTAGCAACCACTCCCGGCCTTTGTAGTTGATGGCTCCGCGTTCTAAATCTGGCAGCAATTGCAGCAACAGCTTGATTTTCTTGGGCAGGGTCAAGCGGGTTTTGGGTGGTGTAAACAGGCTGATGTATTGCAGCACCTGCTGGCCCAGCGGTACGCTGATGGCAATCAGGCGCTCCACGGCGCGCTGATCGACTTCATGGGCAAACAAGGCCATCAACTCTAGGTGTGTCCCACAAGCGGGGCAATGCAGATCGGTCGTCATATCAGCACCCCGCAATCACTTGGGCATCCACCTGCGGCCAGCCTGTGCGGGCGGCGGCATTCATGGCGCGGCAAAGCAAGTTGTTCACCACCAGCGGGTGGCAAATGCTGCGTGCATCCGAGGCGCGGCCACCACGGGGCATATGAATCAGGCGGGCGCGGATAGCATCTGCTGCATCCGGTGCCATCACGGCGTCGTACTGGATACCAAAGCGGCCCAACTTGTGGCGCAAGTAGCCTTCCAGTTCGGTATCCAGCGGCTCCAACTCCACCACTTCACAACGCTGCACCACCTCGCGCAATTCTGCGTTGTGGCCGCTGAGACGCTCGCGCAGTTCTGGCTGACCAATCAAGGCGATGCCCAGCAGCCGCTGCATCCCATCCTTCAGCTCCAAAAAGCGCTTGAGGTGTTTGAGCGTGGGTGTTGGTAGGCAATGAGCCTCCTCAATCAGCAGCAAGTGGTGACGCCCTACGTTGCGGCTGGCCTTGAGCAGGCTGTGGATGTGGGCAAACCGCTTCTGTGGGCTATTGGGCAAAACCGCCGTAGAGTTCAAGGCCCGCGCAATCGACTCGGCAATCGCATTGCTTTTGAGGGTCTTGCCCTTGCTGTCGGTTTCTTCCATCGCCAGCACATAGGGCCGGATGATGAGCACATCGCGGCGCTCGGCCTTGATGCGCTCTTCCAAGTCCTCGGCCAGCGTGGTTTTGCCTGCGCCACTCTCGCCTACTACCGCTAAGAAGCCGTGGTGCTGAGCGCAATCCATCAGCGCCGCACGCACATAGCGCACGCTGGGGGTTTGATAGACATCATCCGGGCTTTGCACATCGTCCACAAACGGATTGCGCGGCAAAGCAAAGTGCTTGCGGGCTTCGGGGGTTAAAGATTCGTTTTGCAGTAGCATCGGGTCTTCCTCATTGCTAGGGTTGATTTGGGCCTCCAAAGAGACCTCGGGGACGGCATTGCAGGTGTGCGAGACCTGCAATGCCAATTTCTTTGTGGGGGTGCTGGCAAACAGGGCCATCAGTTGTTCGGCGCTGGCACCGTGCTGGCGCAAGCACTGCGCTAGGCGCTGGCGTGCTTGATGGGGATTGCGGTCAGGCCATTGCCCTGCATTGATACGGCTCACGGTGGACTGACTCAACCCCGTGTGCAGGGCCACTTCGCGCTGGCTCAGGCCCAATTGCTCTAAGGTCAGGTTGAGGCTCATAGACCACCCCCAGCCACTACACGCAACCTGCCGCGCACGGTCAAGCGGTCTTCTAGGGCATCGAGTTCATCCTCTGGCACCCCATCGGGATACTGGTTACGCAGCGTGGCCACAAGCTCTTGGCTCATCGTCATGCCACGGGCCACCAGCGCTTGGGCTGCTTCAAACTGGCTCAAGGTACGCACACGGGTCGGCATCCGGCTGCTGCTGGCATTGGGGGCCAGCTCGGTGCCGCGTTTGGGCAGATAGTTGCGTTCAGGCGTTTGGTCGATCACTGCAAAGGGATCAATGCGGCCACCAAAAGGCACGGCCTTGGCTTTGCGCTGGGCTTTAGCCTCTTCATCGGTAGTCGCATCCATCGCAAAGCGCTCCACCTCTTGGCGGTTGGCTTCCAATGCCGTGTTGGCCGGACGTGTCCAGTCTTCACCAATTACATTGGCATCCACCCGGAATCCGGCCTCGTTGCGCGCCACCAGTGGGATGGTGTGCAACAACTCGTTGCCATCGGCATCGGTATCCACCACCGTGGCAGCATTGGGCACATAGGGGTTGAGGGCAATGTGCAGCTTCTCGCCCACCATCACCTTTGGTACATGGCGCACGTCATATTCATTGCCCTTGAAGCTCACCGTCAGGGTGTCGCTGACTTTGCGCTGCTCCGGCGTATGTGTCAGCAATTCTTGGCACATCTCTAGCGGCGGGGCCAGCCGCAACTGCTCGGCAGTAATGGTCAGCCATTGGTCATACCGGGTTTTGCCGTGGCGGGTGTGTACCTTGTTGGCGTTGTACCAACGCGCCCAGCGTTGGGCTTGGGCATTCAGGTCTGTCAGGTCAGCCACGGGACGCAAGCGCAGGCCGCTTTCAAAGCTGCGCTCAATCAGGTCACGGGCCTTTTCTACCTGCCCCGTGGCGCGGGCATTGCCGGGGGCGTGGGCAATGAGTTTGACCTGTAAGCGCCGTGCCAAATTGGCAAACAAGCCGCTGGTGTTGGCACTGCCCATGTCCATCATCAGGATGAATGGGACACCGTGGAACGGGTCGCCATCCCGCTGCTGAATAGCTGCCATAAAGCTCTCGGCCAGATTGACCCCGCTCTCGGCCCCCAGCACGTAATGCACAAAGATCGTGCTGCTGTAGTGGTCAGTGACCTCATACGACCACACCCGGTCGGACTCGATGCGCTTGAGGTTGGCAGGCTTGTTCTTATAGAACTGATCACGCTCCATCACTTGCAGGCCCGATTCGGCGGGGGTGCGGGCGTTGAGGTAATACAACACGCACAGAGAGGCATCAATTTGCCAAACGTGGTTGGGGTGCAAGCTCTGGAGTTCTACAGCGGGTTCCGGGCGATTGAGCTGGTCGGGGTGCAGGCTGTAAGCGCGCAAGGCACGGGCAATGGCAGAGTCCGACAAAGGCTTGACTTCGCCCGTGGCCGGGTCAATGCGCTCGGCCCGCACTTCGCCGTTGGCGCGCAGCATGTCCACGGCTTGGCCGATGGACATCAGGCGCTTGTTGGTTTTGCGGTGGCTGACCATCAGCATGGCGCTGATGGCAATGGCCTCGTCGCGGGTGAGTGAGACATCGCCCGCATCGCTGCGTTGTTTGCGTTCGGGTTTCACGGTAACTTTTTTCAGGTAACGGTGGAGGGTGGCGCGGCTCACGCACAGCTCACGGCAGGCGGCGTCATAGATGGCTTGCTTGCCGCCACTCGGGGCGGCTGCGGCAGCCTGGGCGATCTGCGTCAGGCGCTGGATTTGCACGGGGTTGAGTGGCATCGTGGCGGTGCGTATGCAGCTTATTTAGACCATTGCGCCACTTCGGCGGCCAGGGCGGCATCGGCAGCAGTGCTGACATCAGGCAAGTTGAATTCCTCACGCAGCGCATTCAGATCGGCCTGCACCTGCCCCACCAAACCAGCCATAAACACCGTCTTGCCTGTGCCATCGGGGGCGTCGTTCAAGGCTTGCAGTGCTTGGCGCAGGCCACCCCGGATAGCCCCCAGCGCATCGCGGGTGATGGCGGTGGCCTCTTTCATGGTCTTTTCTAAGGCTTCGTCAGGCGGTAGCTTTTGGATGAGTTGTTTTTCGCGTTCAAGCTGGTCAATCTTGGTGTTCTTGTTCACCATCAGCTTTTCGACGGCCTCTTTTTCGCCAGACAATTCGCGTACCTTGGCCCGCAACTGGCTGGCGCTCAGGCGGTCGATGTCATCAAGTTCGGCCACGCTTTCCAGCACGTCGTCGTCATGGGTAACCAGTTCTAGGAATGCGCTGGCACTTTTGACCTGCGTGCTCAAAAGTTCCAATTTGGAACTTTTGATGGTTTTTGCTGCAGCCTGCATGAACCGAAAAGCCGTCGTCTTGGCAAATCCCAACATCTCTACGCGCTGTGTAAATTCACCGTGCGGGGTCAATTCCTTCAAGATCAGCAGGCGTTTGCCCGTTTCCAAAATAGCTTCGACCGTGCGCTTTTGATAGAAGCGGATTTCATCTTCCAACGCACCCACGGTCATTGCGCCTTGGTAGCCCATGTGATGGGCCACTTCTTTGGCTTTGGTGCTGGCATCCATAGTCAGGATGGCCAACTTATCCACCGGGTTGGTGGCATTCAAAGGTAGGTCAATGGTGCGGTCGTCAACGACCGCAACTTGGGGGGTGGGGGTATGGCGAGCCATAGATAAATCTCCAAAAAATAAGGGCTAGGGTTAGCGGGGGGTGCGCTCAGCCAACGCTTCGGCGCTGTGGCTGTGTGGGCGATAGCGTTGGTCAATGCCAGCGGCATCACCGACGGGAACGCTATAGCGCTGGCTGAGGTCGTCCAGTTGGCGCTTTGCCGCATTTAGGTTGCTGCCCACGGTGACCGCGATGCGGACAAACTGCACGCCCAAACGCCAGCGTTTGGTATGGGCTACCTGTTCTACAAAACCTGTGCTGGCGAGTGCAGGCAGGTTCTGGCTTACCCAGCTTGGTGCTACATCCAGCCCCTTGGCAATTTCTCCGGGGGCCAAGCCCAGTACCTCGTGACCTGCCAAAAGGCGAAATAGCTCACAAGTTTTGCGAATAGGGCCTGCCAAGGTGGCAGCCGATTCATTCGTTGCAGATGCCATGTGTGAAAATCCTTCGGAATAAGTAGTTGGAGATGGGTCTCAGGCCGTGGTCTTGGTCTGGTCTGGCTTGAGTCCCAGCTTCACGGCGATGTCGTGGGCTGCCCCTCGGGTGCCCTTGTCAAAGCCGTTGAGCACGCGCAGTACTTGGTTGGGCCGATAGTTGTGGTCTTTGGCCCACTGGGTGAAGGTTTCACCGCGTGCACGGAACTGCTCTTTGATTTGATCGGGGGTCATTGCGTCCTTTCGTATGTCAAATTGATTTGCTATGTGGTGGATTATGGGTAAAAAATTACCCATTTGCAATAGTCAATGGGAATTTATTTATGCACACTGGTGAACGAATCAAAGAAGAGCGCGAACGACTGGGCCTCAGTCAGGCGGACTTCGCAGCACTTGCAGACTCCACGCGCAAAACACTTTTCAATTGGGAAAGTGGTGCAGCTACACCCAATGCAACTGTCCTTGCAGCTTGGGCCACCCACGGTCTGGATGTGCTGTATGTGGTGACAGGCCAGCGCAGTCCCTCAATGCCTGCTACTGATCCTGCCGAGCAGGTGTTGCTGAACAGCTACCGCCGCTGCGGTGCCCAAGCCAAACAAAACCTCATCCAAACGGCGGCCCTGCTCAGCGCTGGTTTGGGCAGTTCGGCTATAGCTACACCAGCCCCCAGTAGTAAATCCCGAACTAGGAGCGCAGCGGGAGGCCGGGGCAGCATCCGCATTGATGGCACTGTGCATGGTCATGTGGTGCAAGGCGATGTGGTGCAACACGGGCCGGTATCGATGGCGCAGGCTAAAACCTAAGCACTAGGGGGGTTGCATGGGTTGGAAATTCCAAAAACGCATCCAGCTGCCGCCCTGTTTCACACTCGGCCTGGACATCGGAAAAATAGACTAAGAGGTGAGGCGATGTACTCTGCCCATCCTTTGGCTACCTGCCTGCTGGATGCGACACGGCTGCGGTCTTCGCATCGCCTTGACTATCAAAAAGATGTGCGCTGGCTTTTCCAATTGCGGCTGGAGCAGTGGCAAACAGAGCTGGGAGCACCACTGCGCTTGCAGCAGCCTAAGTCTCTGATTGCGCGACTTAGGCGTGACGATGCGCGTGTGTTTGACGAAGCACCGTACACCTATGCCACTGGCCTAGAAGCTGCTCCCTTTAAGACCATTGATGCAGGCTTCTGCATTGGGTACGGGTTTGATGACTACAGCATGAGAGCGCTGAATTACGCCTGTGTCAAACCTTGGCAATCAGGGCCAAGCAGCTATCTGGGGGCAGGTGCTGCACTATTGGGCAGCTTTGCGGTAATACTTGACCGCAAACCTATGGGGAACGTTCCCTGCCTACCTGACCCGGCTGTTCAGTGCGTGGCCCGCGTGGAATGGCCGCACGGTAAAACGCGCAGTGTGCAGGCATGGCAAGGGGTCTGGATAGATGAAAAACGCTTGCACTCAACACTGGCACAAGCATTGCGAGCAGTGCCCATAGATGCCGTGGTGTGGGCTGCAACAAGATGGCCCCCTGTTTCTGCCAATTACATGAGTCTGTTCATGGAACACTATGGTCACTTGGATGCAGATGAGGTCGCATTGCGTAAGCGGCTGGGATTTCCTCCCAAGGGCAAGCCAGTGGGCGAGGAGATTCTCTACCGCTCGGTATGCGAGGCGTTCACGACTGAACCTGTGTTGCGTCGGTATCGAGGGCGGGAAATGGAAAGACTGGAACTGGACATCTTTCTGCCTGAGCGTCGTCTAGCATTTGAATATCAGGGCGACCAGCATTTTCGCCCTCTCAAGCACTGGCAAGGAGAAGATGGCTTTGCAAGGCAACAACAGCGCGATGCTCGTAAACGTGTTCTATGTGCCGAATTGAATTACCAATTGGTGGAGATGGAATCCGGGGATGATTTGCGACGTGAGGGAGTCATAGAAACCCTGCGTCGCAAGCGCTTCATAAAACCAGAGTTTTGTTAGCGCAGAAGAAGAACCGGGATAGCTGTAAAACTTTTACCACAATCACAGGAGCGACACATGAAGACCTTGGTAGTCATAGCTGCAATCGCCAGCAGCATTGCCTTCGCCCCAGCTTGGGCCATCAACAAATGTACGGGCGCTGATGGCAAGGTCACGTATCAGGAGGCAGCGTGCTCCACGGATGCTAGAGGTGCCTTACAGAACCCGTCCCCCGCCCCACCAGCAGACCACCGGGTAATGAATCCAGCAGATGTGGCCCGCGCACTGGATGCGCAGATGAAAGGAGACATTCTTGAGGAAATTGGAAAAAATGCACAAGTGCGCGCAAAGGAAATGCAGGGATACAAACCAGCACCGCTTGAGTCCCCACCGCCTAGTGTGGTGTCAGTGGGAATGTTGCCCAGCCAAGTAAAAGCCGCTTGGGGAATACCCAGCGCAATTAATGAAACGATGACTGCTTCAGGCAAAAGTGAGCAATGGATTTACAGTCGTGGAAGTCAATCTGCTCAATACGTTCATTTCTTCAATGGGGCAGTGATTTCTGTATCGACATATCGGTAACAGTCAACATTGACAACCATTAACTCACCTATACAGAACATCGACCCATGAAACAGGAGTAAACGGGACATGACCGCTATCGGCCACACAGGCAGGCAGAAGCTCAATCGAGACTTTCAGCGCAAACTGCTGGAGCAGCTTGCCAACTATTACCCGCACTCTCACGTAGGCTGTTGGACAGAACTACATGAAGATGAGGCGACCGTCAAAGTCAACTTGTTCTATCTGCAAGATCACGGTTTGCTGGAGACAGATGCCCGCGTTGAGCGGAATTTTGGTGGTGGGTTTGCCTATGTATCAAGCAAGATCACTCAGCGAGGATTGGACTTCCTTGAGGACGATGGTGGCCTGAGCGCCATCCTCGGAGTCCAGATCATCAAACTGCACGATGACACTATTCGCGAGTTGATCGCACTCAAGATCAACCAATCTGACTTATCTCCTCCTGATAAGCGCAAATTGCTTGATGGGCTTCGAGAGCTGCCCGCCGAGTCCATAAAACACCTCGCCATGAAATTGATTGACATGGGTCTGGACAAGGCCCCAGACGCATTTCAGTGGCTATCCAGTCTCTACTCCGGTTAATGCCACTAGGCGAGACCACACGTTCAAAGCGCATCCACCCCACTTGCTGCACTTGCAGCCAGAAAAATGGAGTATCGCCCATCCCTGAAATTACCCGCCCATTGGGATGCAACACAAGGGATTCGATTTTCGGGCTTGTGGTGTCCGTGGTAGGTATGGGTGATAGAGCGTGCATAGAATCCCAACAAAGGGTGCTCACCAATCAAGCGCTCGGGCGTTCTGCTGGCAGGCATAAATAGGGGGCAAGTTTTCCGGCCATGTTGGAATGATGGGGGCGGGCCACCCCCCTGTGAAAATGATGCGCTCCATTGATTGAAAACGGTCTGCCCGCAGCACCATGCGGGCATGACCACCCCATCCCCACGCCCTTCCAAAATTCCCCGCCCCCGCCTGTGGGGCTGGCTGCTCATCACCTTAGTGCTGCTGACTGCTGTTTGGCTGATTGCCCCCCAGCAGTTGCCCGTCAGCCTGTACAAACTCAGCCTAGTCACCCTCGCTGCGGTGGTGGGCTACTGGCTCGACCGCAGCCTCTTTCCTTACGCCCGACCTGATGCCTTTTTGGCGTTTGAAGGCGAACCGGAACCAGTCCCTAAAGAAGACCCTGACACCCTGTTGGTTCAACTCACGTCAGACCAGCCACTGCTCCATATCATGGGCATTGCAATGCTGCGCCGCGCCATCATCGTTGGCTGTGCCATGCTGGCAATGGGCTTGGGGGCCTGAGCCATGTTGTGGTGCATCCTACTGGCATGGTGTGGCTTTTTCGGCCCCACCGCCCAAGCCCAGCCCATACCCGCACAAGCCCCACGCTACCGCTTAGAACTGGTGCGCGCTGCCCACAGCCAATGGGGGCTAGACGCCCCTATTGCGACACTAGCCGCGCAAGTTCACCAAGAAAGTGGCTGGGATCCACAGGCTATCAGCCAAGTAGGGGCGCAAGGCATGGCCCAGTTCATGCCCGCCACCGCTCGCTGGTGGTGCCAACGGCAAGGCATCACCACTCCCCAATGCCAACCCCAAAACCCCACTTGGGCACTGCGGGCCTTGGCGGGCTACGACAGATACCTTTTTGACCGAACGCCCACGTACTTGAGCGACTTTGAACGCCTGTGGGTGGCGCTGCGGGCCTACAACGGCGGCCTCGGCCACTGGCAAGCGGAGGCAGCAAGTACCGGGCTTGCGCGGCCCACGCGCAGCCAAGTCGATGCAGCCTGTGGCAAAGCCCGACGCCATATCAGCCACTGCCCTGAAAACCTGCGTTACCCCCACCGCATTCTGTTGCTGCTCCAGCCCCGCTACAGCACTTGGGAGCCGGGCCTATGAGCCGTGCCGCCATCGCCCTTGGCTTGCTCTTACTGGCACTGGCCACTGCTGCCGGGGGTTACTGGCAAGGCCAGCGCGATGGGCAAGCCGCAAGCGTCGCCCGCCAAGATGCCCAAACCGTACAAGACCTGAGCGCACAACTGACCGCCCACGCCGACCTCATCAAGCAATCAGGTGCCGCCAGCCGCCGCTTGCGCCAATCACTGGCCCAGCGCGAACAAGCCGACCAGCAAACCACCAAGGAATTACGCCATGCCCTGGCCACGACTGCCGACAGCCGTACTGGTTGTGTCTTTCCTGCTGGCGTCATGCGCAGCCTTGCCGACGCCCAAACCCGTGCTGCCCAAGCCGCTGCCAGCGGAATTGGCCGTGCGCTGCCCACCACCGATACCAGCCCCACAGGACAGCGGTGAAGTCGATGCCGTCGCCCTCACCCTCAAAACCATGTACGACCTCTACGGCACCTGCGCTGGGCGCTTGGTCGATTTACTGAACTGGATGGACTCAGAAACACCATGACAGATGAGATTGACCGCGCCAACGAGCGTATGCAAGAAATGCTGGGCGATGCCCTGCGCGATCAGGCCCGGCGCACCGGCTGGGCCGGTAAAACGACTGCGGACTCTGCGCATTGGTGCCAAGCCGACGACTGCGATGCAGAAATCCCCGCAGCCCGGCGTGCCGCTATCCCCGGCTGCCAGTTCTGTGTCGCCTGCCAAGCACAGCTGGAAAACAAGGGGAAGCGCCCATGACGCTGCAAGTTGAATTCTGGCAACTGCTGGGCCTACTGCTATCGGGTCTGGGAGGGCTGTGGGCTGTAGTTAAACATGGCCTAGGTCAATCACAACGCCATCTTGACGAACGATTTGCCCTGCAAGACGCCACCCGAGAAGCCAACCACAAGGCGCTGGCCACCCGCTTGGATGGCATGGAACAAATCAACCGCGATGAAGCGGCGCAATGGCAGCGCATTGAGCGTGACCTATTGAAGATGCAGGCCGACATGCCCCTGCACTACGTGCGCCGCGAAGACTACATCCGGGGCCAAAGCGTCATCGAAGCCAAGCTCGATGCGCTCGGCTCCAAGCTGGAAGCTGCCCAGCTCCGCGCAGCTACTGGAGGACACCATGCAAGCCATTGACCATCCCCGTCTACGCCGCGAAGCCCTGCGCTGGCTGATTTTGCTCACTCTCAATAACGCCCGTCCTGTGGGTGCATTTGAATTGCTGGTGCTATCGGTAGCCCAAAGCGAATACCCCGACGCCACCGCGCTGGAGCTGCGCCGCGAACTGGACTACCTGCATGGCCGGGAGTTGGTACATGTGGACAAACAACCCAGTGGCAAATGGTTTTCCGAACTCACCCGCCACGGCGTCGATGTAGCCGAATACACCGTGGCTTGCGAGCCGGGCATTGCCCGCCCAGCCAAATACTGGTGAACAACATGGGCCGTAAAAGCACCATCAGCCGCTTGCCGTCGGAGATCAAAAGCTATATCGAAGCCATGCTGGCCACGGGCGGGCAGACGCTGGACGAGCTGATTGCTGACCTGCGCGAGCGCTTCCCGGCAGAGGCCCATGCAGGAGACCTGCCCAGCCGCAGCGCTATTAGCCGCTATGGTCAGAAGCTAGAGCGGCGTTTGTCTGCCATTCGGGCCAGTACCGAGGCGGCTAAATTGATTCAAGCCCAAGCCGGTGATGACAAGGATGCACGCAGTGAAGCATTGACCGCCCTGATACAGACCGAACTCTTCGAGGCCATCTTGGCATTGCAAGAAGCGGACGACTCAGACGATGACAACAAGATCGACCCCAGCGAACGTGTCGGAATGCTCAGTACAGCGGCCAAAAATATCGCCACCTTGACCCGCTCCAGCGTCAACCTCAAGCAGTTTCAGGCCAAGGTAGAAGAAGAAGCCCGCCAGCGCCTGCTGCAAGAACAGCGGGCCAAGCTCGATGCGATGGACAGCAAAGGCGGCGTGACTGCGGAGACCAAAATGGCAATCCGGGAAGCGTTGGGGATTTTGTAATGGGCAAGATCAAGGGTCGCGCCAAAATCATCCCAGCAGATCGGGACGCCATCTTTCTGCCCTTCCAAGCCAAGTGGATCAAAGATACAGCGCGTATCAAGCTGATGGAGAAGTCACGGCAAATTGGCATCAGTTGGTCTACTGCATATGGTGCCGACGAACGCGCTGCTGCTCAAGGTGCTCGCTTCGACGAATGGGTCAGCAGTCGTGACGACATTCAAGCTCGGTTGTTTATTGAGGATTGCAAACTTTGGGCAGGCATCATGGGCATGGCTGCTAAAGACCTAGGCGAGGTAGTCCTTGATCCAGAGAAAAAACTCAGTGCCTATGTATTGCAATTTGCCAGCGGCAGACGCATTCACAGCATGAGTAGCAATCCGGACGCTCAGGCAGGCAAACGTGGCAGCCGTATCTTGGACGAATTTGCTCTTCATCGTGAACAACGCAAGATGTGGGCGATTTCTTATCCTGGCATTACATGGGGCGGCAGCATGGAGTTGGTCAGCACCCACCGGGGTTCGCACAGCTTCTTTAACCAACTGGTGCGGGAAGCCCGACACGGGGGCAATCCCAAGCGCATCAGCCTGCACCGGGTCACACTTCAGGATGCGTTGGAGCAAGGATTTTTGTTCAAACTCCAACAGGCTCTACCCTTAGATGCCGAGCAGCAAGACATGGATGAGGCTGCCTACTTTGAGTATGTCAAAAACGGCGCTGCCGATGCAGAGTCATTCGAGCAGGAATACATGTGTGTTCCTGCGGACGATGACAGTAAGTTTCTGGAATATGGACTCATCACAGCGTGCGAATATCCGGGCCACAACATTTGGCTGCGGGGTCTGGAAGACCTCTTTCAAGGGCGCTTGTTTGCAGGCGTAGACATTGGCCGCAAAAAAGATCTGACCGTGTTGTGGGTGCTAGAACAACTCGGTGATGTCTTTTTCACCCGGCGTGTCGAAGTGATGGAAAAGATGCGCAAGAGTGCTCAGGAAGCCATCTTGTGGCCCTGGTTTGCTCTGTGCGACCGCATCTGCATTGATGCCACGGGTTTGGGGATTGGCTGGGCTGACGATGCTCAGGACAAATTCGGTGCCCACCGTGTAGAAGCTGTCACATTCACCGCCCCCATTAAAGAAGCACTGGCCTACTCGCTCAAAGGAGCGATGGAAGATCGACTGGTACGCATCCCGGACGACCCCAGAATTCGCGCCGACCTCCGCAAAGTGCAAAAAACCACCACAACGGCAGGCAACATCCGTTTCGTTGCCGAAAGCGAAGGGGACGGCCACGCCGACCGCTTTTGGGCCTTAGCTTTGGCACGCCATGCGGGTGCCAACCCCACAGCGCCCCTTGAATACACAAGCGGAGGCCCGCGTGAGAGCAGCCAGCCACTAGGAGACTTCATCTATGGCTAAACGCACCCAGCCCACCCGCCACACCCCGATGACAGCACCCCAGCGGCCAGAACTCGATACCGAATTTGCCCACCGCCTACGCGACCCCTTTGAGCAGCACTACATGGGCGTGCTGCGCACCAACGACCCCCTGCTGTTAGAGCGTGGCAACGGCAGCGTCGAGTTGTACCGCGACCTCAAGCGCGACGGAAAAGTCTTTGCTGGCCTGCAAAAACGCCAACTTGCACTG